AAATGATAAAGCCAATAGCAGTAATATATATACCCTATGATTCAATTCTTTCTTCTAGTCAAACATTAGATTGTTGGAGTATAGCAGCATCATTTAATGGGGTAGACCCCAAGTATAGTATGCCAAGAGAATTGTATCAAGATTATTTGTGGTTTTGTTTTCCAACAGAAGAAAACGAAGTAAAATTAGAGGTTTTCCATCCAAAAGACTTTACAGAAATACAATATAACGAACTTAAAGAATTGATAACAAAAGAAATAAAACAACTAAAAAATGCCTGATATAAGTAAATGCAAAGGAATAATGTGTCCAATAAGAGATACTTGTTACCGTTTCATATCTATTCCTAGTATGCGACAAGCCTACGGTAGTTTTACCTATGACTACGAAACAAAATCATGCGACCAATATTGGGAAGATGAACAAGCCAAAGCACAACAACTAGCAGATATGTTTTCAGCTAAACTAATAGATAATACTAAAAAATAACTTATGCTAACAATAACAGTTGATTTTGACGCAGGAGATAGGATTGATAATGCTTTTGAGCAATCAATAGAATTAGCCAATAAATTAGGCTTTTGTATTGAGTTTAAATTTAATGAAGTAACCTGTTGGGCTTATCCAAATACAAGTTCACTAAAAGGAGTGCAATCTTATCACGAATCTTTGAAAAGCAAACACAAAATTGCATCATCAAAATAAGCAGGTTATACCCTTACAAAAACAGGTACTAATAGTACCATTATAAACTAAAAACTAAACTAAATGAATTGGAAAGAACTAAAGCTACACCCAAGCCAACTAGGTAAGATTTTTACAGAGCCGCAAAGTAAAGCTGCAAAAGAAATGGGTGAATTAAGCCAAACTTGCAAAACGTATCTTACAGAACTATACGCACAACACAAGTACGGTAGGAAACAAGAACTAGATAATAAATATATTAACAAAGGGAAAAGTTGTGAAGAAGATTCGCTTTTGCTGCTTAGTGAGGTATTAGGACAATTTTTTGAGAAAAACGAAGAAACATTTGAGAACGATTATCTAGTAGGAACACCCGATACATTCGATGAAGATGTAGAAACGGTCATAGATGTTAAGAGTAGTTATAGTATCTTTAGCTTTTTGTCTAACCTTGATGGCAAATTAGAACCTGCATACGAATTACAATTACAGGCTTATATGCTTCTTACAGGGCGAACTAGGGCTAAATTAGCCTACTGCCTAGTGGACAACCCAATAGAAGAAATAGAGTGGCAGAAGCAGCTTCTAATGCGTAAAACAAACGCTATTTCAGAAGAAAGCCCTGAATTTAAAAAACAATGGGGAAAAAAAGTATTGCTATATGAATTTCCCGATATTCCTGAAAAAGAGAGAGTATTAATATTCAATGTAGAGAAAGACCCTGATTTTGAAGGTAAACTAATCAGTAAAACCATTAAATGCAGAGAATACCTACAAGAATTAGAAAATAAGCACCTAAACTTTAACAAATGACCAAGATAAACATTCAACAGATATGCTCAATAACTAGACAAGATAGGCAAAAGTGCAATAACTATGTTTATATTGAACCCTACACTACTAGAAGTTGGTTTAAACAATTTTACAATAGGGGTGGTTTTTCAACAGAATACTACCTTAGTGGAAGAAAGCACATTGATGAATCGGAAAGGGAGATAGGAGAACTTAGTGAATTATATATTCAAGGGAAAACGGTGTATTATAAGCCTAATTTACGTTTTAGAATGTCTAACCAACAATGTTTTACCAAATATTTTGAATCAGTACAAGAACTAGAGTTCTTTTTAGAAGAAGAAGTATTAAAACACATAAAAGTAATCACAATTTAACCCAAAAACAATGACTAAAGAGATAGAAGAACAAAAACTAAAAACTAAATTAATTATTGCAGTAGATTTCGATGGAACTTGCGTAACTCACGACTTCCCCGAAATAGGTAAAGACATTGGCGCAGTTAGTGTATTAAGAAAAATAGTTAGAAACGGTCATAAGTTGGTGTTGTTTACAATGAGAAGCGATATAGACGACCCTAAATCACAAGACTATAATATACACGCAACAGGGGGTAAATACCTTACAGAAGCCTTAAAATGGTTTAAAAAGCATAAAATACCACTATACGGGGTAAATACTAACCCAACTCAATTAAATTGGACTAAATCACCTAAAGCGTATGCGCAATTATATATAGACGATGCTGCATTAGGTTGCCCATTAATATTTAATAGCCAAATTTCAAATAGACCATACGTTAATTGGGGTAAAATAGAAGAATACTTAATAGTAAACGGCATTATTTAAAATAATTTTTGTCAATATCAATAATTACATTACCTTAGATTAAAATAATTGCCAAATATGCCACAAATATCAGCCACAGTTAATCAAGAAACGATTAATGAAGTAAAAGAAGTAGCTAAATCACTTAACAGAACATTTTCTCAAACAGTTGAAATACTACTAGAAAGAGCAATTAAAGAAAGAGATAGAAAAAAGAAAAAGAATAATTTGGAAAGTTAGTTTTTTAATTATAATTTAGTGTTTCAGTAGTTTACTTAGCGAAGTACGAACCGATAAGTGAATTATATCACACAAACATTAAAAGCATTGGCAGTTCGTACCTGTACAATGCTTTTTTATTTTATGGAAAACCTAGATGAAATACTTATTAGATGTTCTAATATAGGTATTATAATGTCAAAGCCCAAAGGTGGGAAGCTGACTAAAAAAGACGAAAACAGAATTGTTGCGTTAGAAAAGAAATACGCCAAATGTTCTGATGAAGAATTGCAAGAACTAGAATCACTTATAGTTAAAAGGGAAGAATTAGAAAGCACAATAAATCTTTCAAGTTCATGTATTGATTACTTATTAACGGTGTATCAAAATAAAAGGTATGGAACTAGATACCAATACTTGCATGAAGAAGATTTCGTTTCAATATCCCCAATGTCAAACGGTACAAGAACAGAGATTGATTCATTAAAAATGCTATCAAAGGTAACAGGCAGAAAATACTATAAGTATAAAAACAAAATATCTAATCAATACCTATGTGGGATATTGGATGCCATTGATAGTAAAACCATTAAAAAAGCAAATACGGTTATAGAAATAAAAGGGGTTTCAACAGTAAAGGATATTCTTAGAAGAATAGGGAAACCAATAGAGCCTAAATACTATTATCAAATGCAGGGCTATTTAAGTATAACGGGAAAGCAATTTGCCGAATTAACTTATTGTGTTATGCCTGTACATGAAACAGTTGTTGCAGACCAAAAGCGATTGTTTTATAAAAAGTATGAAAATGTATATGAAACGGATGTATTAAACAAAGTATGGAAAAAGAAGGAAATAAAGTTAAGAATGGATGATATACCAATTAATGAAAAGGTACTAACATATAGAATAGAGCGTAACGATGATGTTATAAACGAAATACAAAATAGGGTTATGGATTGCAGAAAATGGTTAAGTGAATTTAATGAATTACATTTGCAAGAGTTATCTAAACCAAATGAAAACAACAAAAGTAATACTTAACATTACCCCCGAAACATCAGTAAGAGCAACGCAAGGGGATAAGATATTTTTCAGAATACCTAGAGAAAAACTAAGACCCGCAGGTTTGAAAAGACTACTAAGGTTAGAGAAATACAATAGATACAAGATAAACCTACTAGCAGAAGCTAAAGCCAAACAATTTACCCACCCACAACAAGGTGCTTCAATAACTTTTTTTATACCAATGCCTAAGACTTGGAGAAAGTTTAAAAGAGAAGCAATGGCATGGATGCTACACCAATCTAAACCCGACCTTGATAATCTACTAAAGGCTTACTTTGATTCCCTACTAGCAGAAGATAAATACATATCTCACTACGAAGCTAAAAAGGTATGGGTAGATTTCCCAATAGGATGGATAGAGATAGCAGTTAAAGAACCTGAATACCCAACAAGGGAAGTGCCATTATCAGTCAAAGATTTATTAACTTAATGTAACCTTCGTAAGCGGTGTGTTATGTGTGAGTATTATATACTTTTTAAATTATTTTAAGAAGTATGCAATCTTATTGAGTTTTATTGAAATTATACAATAATATTAGCAAATTTGAGCATAGCAAAAAATGCAAGCGTTTTTTACGTCGCTCAAATTTGCTTTTAAAATAAA